GCGAGGACAAGCGGCCGCAGCTGTCGGACCTGCGCGAGAGCGGGCAGCTGGAGCAGGACGCGGACCAGATCATGTTCTGCTACCGCGACGAATATTACCTCGGGCGTGAGGAGCCGCCTGTCGAGGAGATCGACGACCACGCGGCATGGCGCAGTGCCATGGAGCGGGTGCGCAACAAGCTCGAGATCATCGTGGCGAAGCAGCGCCAGGGCGACATCGGCACGGCCCGGGTGATGTTCAACCCGGCGCTGAACTACATTTGGGAGGCCTGAGCGATGAGCGGCAACCCATGGCACAAGCGCTACCACTCCGACGCCCTCGCCGGATACATGCCGCTGACCCTCGAAGAGCGTGGCGCGTACACCACGTTTCTCGACATGCTCTACGACGCCGGAGAGGCGCTGGTCGAGCACGAACGCCTCTTCTCGGGGTACATGGGATGCAGCCTCCGGAAGTACCGCAGCGTGCGTGATGAGCTGATCCGGAAGGGCAAGATCAAGCGCCTGGTTGACGGCCGACTGAGCAACTCCCGCTTCGAGAAAGAGGTCGAAAACGCCGCGAAACTCGCTCGAAAACGCGCTGAAAATGGATCGAAAGGTGGTAAGGCTTCGGGCGAGGCGAGACAAAAAGCCAACGAATACAACGAAGGCGGCGAAGCAAATGCTTCGTCTTTGCTCAAGCCTATACCAGAAGCCAGAAGCCAGAAGCCAGAAGAAGAGTCTGCTGCGCAGCCTCTTCAGGGCGCGGCGCGCGGCGAGACCGAAGCCAAGACCGAGACAGATCCGACACGTCGCGAGCGCCTTCTCGCGGCGATGGGTGCCGACCCCGCGTCTGGACTTCTCGGGCCGAACAGCAAGGTCCTCGGGCGGGAACTCGACATGATCGAGGCCGACCGGTGGGAGCGGATGGGGATCCCGATCGACACGCAGTGCCGCCTGATCGTCGAAAAGATCGCCGCCATGAAGGCCGCTAACCCTCACTTCCAGCCGCGCTCGTTCGGGTATTTCACCGGGCCGATGGAGGACTTCGTCGCAGCCAGAGATCGACCCGCATCCGTGCCCCGAGCGGTGTCCGGTGGAGGCGAAACCCCTGACCAGCGCCGCGCCCGCTGGGACAAGATCGGGAGGACCGGCACGTGACCACCATCGCCAGCATCATCGCCGCCGTCGCCGCGCGCTACGATCTCAAGCCCGCCGACCTCACCAGGCGGGACCGGCACCGCAACCTCGCCCGGCCGCGCCAGGAGGCCTACTGGCTGGCGCGGCAGGTCACCGATCGAACGTTGCCCGAGATCGGGATGGCGTTCCGGCGCCACCACGCGACGGTGCTTCACGGGATCAGGCTGATCGAGCGGACGGCGAGCGACGACCACAAGGCGGAGCTTCTGCGCATGGTGCGCGAAGCCGACACCACCCGGAGGACCGCCGCATGAGCTTCGAAGGCCGCAACACCGCCACGCCCGTCACCCCGCCGGACCCGAAGCGCGGCGTCTGCCCGACCTGCGGGATGTGGGCGAAGCTGCCGGAGAAGGCGGTGAACGAGGACACGATGCACGCCGCGCAGGTGGCGGCGCTGAGGAGGGCCGATCGGGGCGCTGCGCTCACGGGATTGGCGCGGATGGGGCAGGAGTGGGAGGCAGGGGAGTGACGCTTAGGATCAAGATTACCGACGAGATGGTCGAAGCCGCCATCGCCGCGATCCGTCAGGACATGCGGGACGAGGGGATCGAAATGGCGACGGAGGACGAGGAGCCGGAAGGCTGGGATCGGATGCGGCGCGGGATGCGCAAGGCACTGGAGGCTGCGGCGACAGAGGTGGGCAGGAGACGCCCATGACCCCCATCACCCGCCTCACCACCCAGTGCACCGAGCAGGACCGCCAGCTCGAAGCGGCCCGGCGCCAGGTGCGGGAGATGGCCGCACAGAACGACCGGCTCGAGGCGGAGATCGCCCGGCTGACGGAAGAGAACGCCGCGCTGCAGGCGCGCGGGTAACGAGCAGGACGAGGGAACGGAATGAAGATCGGCGACAAATTCGACATCGAGCGGACGCGCGGCATCATGGGGGCGGAGCTGGCTCGACCGGCCTGGTACATCCTCACCACGCCGCCGCAGCGCGAGGTCGGGGCCAAGGCATGGCTGGAGCGCATGGGCGTCGAGGAGGTCTGGTTTCCGACCGAGACGGCGTTCCGGCCGATTCCGCGCGGCAAGCGCAAGAAGGCCTCCTACGAGAAGCGGATCGTGCCGGGCTACCTGTTCGTGTTGTTCCCGTGCGCGCCGGTCTGGGACGTGCTGTTCGCAGCGGGCAAGGGCAGGGTGTCCGGCGTCGTCAGCCTGGACGAGCGTCCCTACGCGATCGACGAGGACGTGCTCGCGCAGATGAAGCAGGTGCCGCAGCGCATCGCGAAGATCCGCGAAGAGGAGACGGCCCGCGAGAAGGCCGAGCGGCTGCAGAAGGCCCCGAAGGCGGGAGAGCGCGCCGTGCTGCTGGCGGGCCCGCTGGCCGGCATGTTCGTGGACGTGGAGCGGATCGACCGCGGCATCGCCCATTTCATCCTGCAGGGCATTCGCGCGAAGGCGACGGTCGAGAGCATGGAGCGACTTGCCGCAAGTGACTGATTGTGCTAGGTGGTGGAGCAATCCCGCGTGTAAGCCCTCGGGCCGATAGTGTGGACTTGCTCCGCTGCCAGCCGATCGGCACTCAGCGGATGCGACTGCGTAAGCAATTCCTCCCCCCATTCATCAGGCCCGGACCTTTCCGGAGGCCCCGCCCGCCATCCTCTGACCAACCGCACCAGCGCCGTCAGGCGTTAACGATGACCGGGCCACCCTTGCCGGGGTTTGGAAGCGTCGATGGGCGGAGGCGGGCATATGACACCGGAGGCGCTGATGTCCTTGCCGCTCCAAGGCGTACCCAAGACGCAGCCCTGCGAGTGCGGGGATGTCTCGCGCTGGGTCCGTCATGGCGGCTGGCGCAAGGGTCATCGCTGGAGGCAGGAGTGCATCTGCGGTCGGTGCGGCCCATGGCGGTCCGAGCCCGAGCGGGTTGAACTCGACGGTGCCTATGTCCTGCCGATCGGGTGGAAGGCGACGCTTCCATCGGGATACGGGGCTAGCCCGCCGTGCCCGAGCGATGGACATGTGGGAGCGCCGCCGTTGAAGAAGTGAGGGGCGCACATGGCTTGGGATCATGAGGGCAGCCGCCATGATCGCGGCTACGGCTGGGAATGGGTCAAGCTGCGGGGCCGCATCCTCGATCGCGACCAGCACCTCTGCCAGACCTGCTACCGCAATGGACGCATCACCGAGGCGCGCGAGGTCGACCACATCGTGCCCAAGGCGCAGGATGGCACCGACGAGGACGAGAACCTCGAGGCGATCTGCACTCCCTGCCACAAGACGAAGACGCAGGCCGAGCGCCAAGGGGCGCGCCGCGTAACCTTCGGCGAGGATGGGTGGCCGATCGGCTGAGGTGTTGCCCCCGGGCCACTCGGGCAGGGGGGGGCTCCATAAGTTCAGGGGTTTAGGCTTCGGTACCGGCGTCCTCTCTCGAATTTTCGCATCCACAAAACGGGGATTTGGCATTATGGGCCGTCCGAGACTGCCGCAGGAGGTGGCACAGGTCACCGGCGCGGTGGCGAAGAACGCGGGCCGGTTCGAGGGGCGATCCAGCCCGAAGGTGCTGTCTCTCGGGCCGGCGCCAGCGTCTTTCGACGAGGACCAGGCGGCGCTCTGGAACGAGTTCAACGCCGACTTCCCATGGCTGGGCCGATCCGACCGCGCGATCGTCAAGCTGGCCGTGATGCTGCAGTCGCAGATCGACGCGGCCGGGTCAGAGGCAGCGCCAACCATGTTTGCGCAGATGCGCCTGCTGCTGAGTTCGATGGGCGGCACCCCGGTTGACCGATCGAAGGTGAAGGCGCCCGATGAAGAAGACGAAGACCCCGCCGCTGAGTTCCTACAATGACCCGGTGACGGAATACGCTCGCGCCGTCGAGCGCGGGGAGATCGTGGCCGGGCCGCATGTCCGTGACGCGGCGAAGCGGCACCTCGACGATCTGATGACCGGCGCCGATCGCGGGCTGGTGTTCGATGTGGATGCGGCCGAGCGGTTCTTCCGGTTCTGCCGTACCGTGCTGCGGCTGTCGGAGGGCCAGTTCGACGGCCAGCCGTTCGAGCTGCACCCTTCGCAGAAGTTCATTTGCGGCTCGCTGTTCGGCTGGAAGTGGGCGCGCACCGGTAAGCGCCGGTTCCGACGGGCCTACATCGAGCAGGGCAAGGGTAACGGCAAGTCGCCCATGGTCGGTGCAATCGGGCTCTATGGCCTGATCGCTGATGGCGAGGCTGGCGCGCAAATCTACGCGGCCGGCGCGACCAAGGAGCAGGCGGGAATCCTGTTCAAGGATGCCGTGAAGATGTGCGACCAGGCCCCCAGCCTGGGGCCGAAGGTGATCCGGCGCTCGGGCGGGCCGGGGAACGAATACAACCTCGCGCACCTCAAGAGCGGATCGTTCTTCCGACCGGTGTCGCGCGAGACCAAGAAGACCGGTTCGGGTCCGCGCCCTCACTTCGCCCTCTGCGACGAGGTGCACGAACACCCTGACGGCGGCGTGATCGAGATCCTCGAGCGCGGTTTCAAGTTCCGCGAGCAACCGCTGTTGATCATGATCACGAACAGCGGTTCGGATCGGAAAAGCATCTGCTGGGCGGAGCGGAAACACGCGGTCGCGGTGGCGGCGCAGGACGTCGAGGACGACACGACCTTCGCCTATGTCTGCGCCCTCGACGAGGGCGACGATCCCTTCGAGGGCCCGTCCTGCTGGATCAAGGCCAACCCGCTGCTGGGCGAGACGATCACCCCAGAATACCTCGCCATCCAAGTGAAGCAGGCCCGCGACATTCCGGCCAAGGCCAACGGCATCCGGCGGCTGCACTTCTGCGAATGGACCGACGCCGAAAGCGCCTGGATCAGCCGGGCGGCGTGGGAGGCGATCGAGGACGAGACGCTCGACCTCTCCGATTTTGAGGGGGTCCGCGCCTTTGCGGGCCTCGACCTTTCGGCAAAGACCGACCTCACGGCTAAGGCGCTGGTGTTCGAGGACGGCCACGACGACGACGGCAAGCCGCGCTTCGCAGCCTTCGTGCACGGCTACACGCCGGCCGACACCATCAAGGCGCGGGCTGAGCGCGACGGCGCGCCCTACGACATCTGGGCCGAGCGAGGTTACATCACCGCGACGCCTGGCAAGAAAACACGGCTGGACTACCCGGCGCAGGATCTGATCGACGACGACGGGCGCTTCGACCTCGACTTCGTGGCGTACGACAACTTCCTGATCACGGACT